AAGCTGGGTGGGATGACCATCTACTACCAAATGGGTCATAACTTTCATTTTTGCTCATTATAATAAAACTTCTTTATGAGTTAAATAATTTTCAATAGCATCTAATCTATCATCAGCATCTGCTAACATAGCAAGTGCTTCTTCAGCATTTTTATAAAAATCTTCTGTTGAATGATCCCCAATACCTGCTGGACTGTTTTCTAGGAGATCTAGGGTTAATAGGGCTTTTGCTTTATCTGCTTCTGCGGTTTTACGTAACATTTCAGTTAAATAACTCATAACAATGCTTTTTTAATTAGTTTTTCTGTTTCGTTTTCATCTACCCCCATTTTCCAAAGGATACTTCGCACACCATATTCTTGTAAAATATCAACGTACATATCAGCTTCACCTAAACTACATTCTAGGTACTCTGCTATATATTCTGCTAATTCTTGATAATTTCTTTTGTTTTCGTTTTTAATGTACTTTAAGTAAACCTTTTTCTTTGGGATCATTTCGCGGTAGATGGAATAAATTTGTTCTTTGTTTTGTGGATTAATCTTTTGAACATAATTTACAATATCAATGTAGTTCATGTCCATAGATACATATCTATGTATCATGTAAGAATTAAACTTATCCCACGATTCTTGCGAAATCTCTTCAGGAGGTGTTTTATGAAGGGTTATCTCATTTAACCACTCGAAGATCGTTTTTACCTGCTTCATCTCTTAATTCTTGTGGTAGGGTTCCTTCTAAAATTTCACCGCTAGCAGGGTCATAAAATACAGGAATAGGCATATAAGCATCTTCTGCTGTTCCTGCTACAAATTTAGAGATTTTTCTAATGACAAAACCTTGTTGCCATACTTTACCATTTTTGTGTTCTACCGACTCTGTGTTTTTAAGGTCGATGTTAAGATTCATTTGTTGATCCATTTTCTTTGTAATCTATAATAAAGCCAATTAATACTATAATATTCATACCCAAGCTGGCTATAATCTCGTGTATGTCTTGATAAACTGTTGTCATTAAGTGGAAATGTCCTACTGTCCAGAACGGTACGGCCAAATTTTGACTAATCCAAATTGTAAGAAACTTTATAAATGATCTCATTTTAATTCAATTAGTTTCTGTATGAGTGCCATACAGTTGATTTCTTTATCAATACGGAAGTTGGATTGGTAACTATATTCGTTGATATAAATTGCCACCATCCCTTCACGACCACTTGCGTATACATGAGCGTTATCATAAAGATAACGATAAAGCTCCTCAAAATCGCTAACATTTGCGTTAGCAATGATTTGACGAATTTCACGCCATTTAGGTTTAGCATTACTTAATTCTTTAAGTATTGATGTCATATAATTAGATGACACTAATACTGATTTATCTATAACCAATTTTTGGTCTTGAGTCGATAGCTGAATTGTATTAAGACATTTACGTAAATCAGGATAATATTGATTTACAATAGTTTTAATATCTTCCACATCATAAGAAATAGCTTCATGAGCCATAACTTTAGCTAAATGTACTGCTACTTCCTTTTTACTAGGAGGAATAATTTTGAGTACCTGACAACGTGATTGAAGTGGATCGATAATACGCTCAACATAATTACACGTCATAATAAAACGTGTAGTACGTGAGAATGTCTCGATTACATTTCGAAGTGAAGCTTGTGCCTGTATTGTAAGAAAATCTGCCTCGTCCAAGATAACCACTTTGAGTGGCTTGAATGAAGCAGTTGAAGCAAATCCGGAAACCTTGTCTCTAATAGTTTCGATACCCCTTTCATCACTTGCGTTGATATATAGGTAATCACAATTAAGATTATTAACAATGAGCTTAGCCAAAGTCGTTTTACCTGTACCAGCGGGGCCATAGAAAATAAGGTTTTGAATATCGTTTTGACCGAGGTATTGTTCGATGGTCTTTTTAATGTGTTCATTTCCAACATACTCGTCTAATACTTTTGAACGATACTTTTCTACTAAAAGTGTATGATCTTTAGTCGCGGTCACCATATAAACTATAATTCTTTGGAGGTTCGGGTTTAATTTCTACCTCTTTACTTCGTATAACATACAACTTACTATCTAGGGGAGCAAGTCTAAATTCTACAGCTTCACCATTTTTATCAAACCAAGATTGCATTGCATCTGTAATTGATTTGTGTACTACAGAATCACCAACAAGAGTCCACCTGTCACCAGGTGGTACTCTCGTTGCGATTAATTCTAGATGTTCTTTAACTTCCGTCTTCATTACATCATACCTCCCATCATATTCATGGGATCAACTTGATTATTATTCTCTTGAGGTTTATCAGCTACAGTACATTCTGTAAGTAGGATAGTACCTGCTACTGAGGCAGCGTTTTCAAGTGCTGTACGAGTTACTTTAGCTGGGTCGATAATACCTGCTTCTTTCATATCTACAGTTTTATCATTCCTAATATCGTAACCTGCCCAAATATCATTACCTGAATTGATTAGATTATCAGCAATGATTTTAGCTGCTACTTCATCATATCCGGCATTTACCATAATTTGGGTAAATGGTTTAATACAAGCTTGTTTTACAATTAGAGCACCAATATCGTTTTCTTCAATAGCACCTTTAGCATACAATAGAGCTGAACCACCACCAGGTACAATACCTTCTTCAATAGCAGCTTTAGTAGCATTTAAAGCATCATCTACACGATCTTTCTTTTCTTTCATTTCGGATTCTGTAAATCCTCCTACGTGGACTATTGCCACTCCTCCGACGAACTTCGCAAGTCTTTCTTGGAGCTTTTCAACTTCGAACGGCGAGTTCGCTTGTTCGATTTGTTGCTGTAATGCTTCAATACGTGCTTCAATTCGTCCTGATTCTCCTTTTCCATCTACAATTGTAGTTTGTTCTTTAGTTACGTTAACAGTACGTGCTTCACCAAACCAGTCCCAAGAAAATTTATCAAGCTTCATTCCTTTTTCTTTGCTAAATACCTCTCCACCAGTTAGTGTAGCAATATCTTCCAAAATAAGTTTGCGACGATCTCCAAAATCTGGGGCTTTAACAGCACAAACTGAAAGTGTTCCACGCATCTTATTTACAATTAAAGCTGCGAGTGCTTCATTATCAATGTCTTCGGCAATGATAAGAAGAGAGCGACCGGATGAAGATACACCTTCCAATACAGGAAGAAGATCTTTTACCTTTGTAAAACGTTCATCAGCAATCAAGATATAAGGATTATCAAGAACTGATGACATTGTAGAATTATTAGTTACAAAATAAGGTGATTTAAAACCACGATTAAATTGAATACCTTCTACAGTTTCTAAATATGTTTCACCTGATTTAGATTCTTCAATAGTGACAATTCCTTCACGACCTACTTTACCCATAGCTGTGGCAATCAATTTACCTACTTCAGGGTCATTATTAGCTGAGATGGTAGCGATTTGTTCAAGTTGTTCTTCTGAAGTAATATCTTCAGCGTTTTTACGTAAGGTTTCAACTACTTGTTTTACAGCTTTATCAATACTACGCTTAATTTCTACGGCGTTAACTCCATTATTAAGATGTGAAAGACCTGCTTTTACCATTTCGCGAGCAAGTAGAGTAGCAGTTGTAGTACCATCACCAGCATTATCAGCTGTTTTAATAGCAGCTTGTTTTACCATTTGAACTCCTAATTCCTCAATTGGATCCTCAAGTGAAATATTTTTAGCTACTGTAACACCATCTTTTGTAGATTGAGGAACTCCATTACTAGCAATTACTACGTTACGTCCATTAGGACCCATAGTTGCTACAACAGCATCAGCTAGTTTATCGATTCCGTTTACTAGTTGTTTTCTGGCTTCTGGGCCAAATTCAATAATTTTACTCATTACTTGTTAATTTTTGCTAAAACTTCATTTTCTTTACCAATCCAATACTCTTGACTATCATATTCAAATTTAGTGAATCCCATTGTAGGTAAAACTACAACATCACCAACTTGAAGTTGAGTAGGAATAAAAGTATTTCCCATAGCTGTATAACCAGGACCTACAGCTACTACTTCTGCTGTTTTATTTACATCATTACCTAAATCAGGTACAACAATGTTTCCGTACATTGTTTCTTCTA